GAAAGTCATAATCATTACTAGCTTCATTAAATACTGCTTCTGATGTTCCGAATACTGCACGTTGTGTGTCACCAGTAGCAAATTGAATACTGTTTGCTTCTCTCAACCAGACTAAAGCATTTTCATTGCTATCAATACCTATACGAAATCCATCACTTGTAGTAGCACCAGTTGATGAATTAGTAAAAAGATGGTAATTAGCACCACTTGAACTTTCGTGTTGATGTAATTTGTAAGCAGGACTATCTGTTCCAATTCCTACAAATCCATCTGACTTTATGCGCATAGCTCTTGTACTAGAGCCACCAGAAGGAGTAGTATAGAAATCTAAATGACCATCATCTTTATTAGTAGTATCATCTCCTGCTGCAACTACTATTCTCGCAACTTGAGTGCCGTTCCAATGTCCTTGAAACTCTGTTAAGTGTTGACCTGCTGATGACCTATTACTATCTCCTTTAAAAAATGCAGCAGTTGCATCATTGGGAGCTATTTTAATTTCAGGACTTGAACCAGAGATTATTGTTATGTCATCACCAAACACAGATTTTTTTACTACAGATAAGCCACCATCAGTTTGTAAAGAACCATCTGTTGTGCTTGTAGCATCTGTGGTATCATCTGTTTTAATAATGCCACTAAAAGTAGCTGTAGTGCCTGCTAAAGCTCCAGTCATAGTATCGCCATCTATATTTACATAACGACTATCTGAATCTGTTCTATTGTAGAAGTTAGCTACTGCAAATGTATCATATACAATTATCTCAACTATGTCATCAACAGATGCACCTGTTGTTAATACAACAGATGTACCTGATGTAGCTGTATAGTCTGTTCCTGTTTTAAGAAGTACACCATTTTGATACACATCAACAAAATTACTGTCTGTGTAAGTTAATGTAAGATTCTGTGTATCTGTTCCACTAAAGGTTGTTTGACTTGCCGTAGCAGTATACATATACCTTTGTCTAACACCTATCGTAGTAGATTTTCCTATATATGGCATATTTTATTCCCCTTTATCCACAATATAATACGCAAGATACAAGTTTTACTTTTTCACTGCTATTACCTATGGTTACTTTACCTATTGTTTTACTTCTTATAATGTCATCAGACTGAACTTTAGCTGTGCCATCACCATTACTTTCAAGTAAATCACCACCCTCGCAAGCACCTGTGACTCTTATTGAGCCAATGCCTACAGAAGCAACTAAAGGTTTGCCATCTTCACTATAACTTTGAAGAACACCATAAACTCTTTTATCGCCTTCTGTATCTGACACTTTAATCTTAGCATGGTCTGCTCTTGTTTGACCTGCTTTGAGTTGTCCTTCTGCATAAGTATCAAGCTCATCTATAGTGCTACAAATAGTTCCAACAGCCACATTATTTGCTATACCAGAAGTTTCGTGTGTTCCAGAAAAACCATTATAAGATACAGTAGAGCCACTAACTGAAATTGTACCTTCCAAACTAGCTGCACTTCTAAATCTGATTATTTCTCCGTCATTTTGTCTATTAAAATCGTGATGACCATCACCTGTAGCAAAAAGTCTTCCAGAAGGTGATATCATAACTCCTTGGTCAGTATTTTGTGTCGCTACACTATCATTTGTTGTGCCAATGCCAAGCTTTCCATCGCTTCTAAGAACCACGTGTGGCGTAGTAGAGCTATCTATATTCCCTATATCACCATAAAAACCTAAACCTGTAATATTAGAATTAATATTTCCACCTACAATCCCAGCTCTTTTTGAACTACCAGAACTATTATTGGAGTGTAAAACTATAGAAGCAGAGTTGTTATTATTTTCGTTTTGCAACATTAATGTGGCATTATCCTCAAACTCAGTGCTAGAATAATCTACATCATTCCTTACTTTAAGTTTTCCTTCTTGAGCAGCAGTAGTCACATCACTAGTACCGATTGAAACTCTATCTTCTCCTGCATCAACAAAAAGTAAATGCGTATCGCCATTACCCTCAACACGGAAGTCTAAGTCTGCACTATCTTGATTAATTATAGTTCCTGTTCTATATATACCAATACGTTGTACAGAAGTTCCATCAACCAAGGATGAAATAAAAAGATTAGCATCTTCTGTACCATCAGAGGAGTCGCTTATTGAAGTTTCAATTTTTGCATAAGTTGTAGCATTACCACCCTCGTCATTACCTTGAAAATTAATTCTACCTATATCATCAGAGTCATTTGGAGAAGCAGAATTACGAAAAAAGTCTAAGACTGGTCCTTTATTAGCATCTGCATCAGTGCTTTCTAAAACAAGTTGTGAAGTATTATCTGCTGTAATTATACGCATGGGAACACCAACATCTAAACCAAAACTAGGGTCATTCTTTCGTATTCCTATAGCATCTGCACTAGCATCTACAAACAACATATGCGTTGAATTATCACTCTCAATACGGAAGTCTATAGCACCACCATCATCATTAAAATTTGTTTCTGTCGGACTAAACATTAATCGTTCAAAACCTGCACCACCAGTTTGCGTTTGAATTACAAGTTTTGTGTCTTCACTTCCAGAAGTAGGGTCAATTATATGCGCTCTAATTTTTGCATATTCTTGTTCATTAGAAGCACTATCTTCTCCCATAAAACGTATTAATCCAATAATGTCATCTGCTGCAGGATTAGCAGAATTTCTATGTAAATCTAATTTTGGTCCAACACTTGCATCCGTATCTGTAGATACAAGTTTTAATTGTGTGGAATTATCTGCTGTTGTTAAAGTAGCTGTTGTGCCTGTTATAGAACCACTAATATCAACTGCACCATTCATATCTATTGTTGTTGCATTTATTTCTATTTCTGTATCAGAAACTAAATCTAAAACACCATCAGCAGATTGATGAATATAAGTGCCACTATCTCCAAACTGTAGCTGCTTACTTGAGTTAAGTAATATTCCAGTGTCATGAACATGAGTAAGTGTTACATCATTATCTGCACCAAAGTTAATTACAGTTCCGTCTGTGCCGAAAAATAAATCATCAGTAAGAACAAGGTCATCACCTATGGTAACATCAGCACTAAGTGTAACATTATTGCTAACATCTAAAGTACCAGATACAACAGCATTACCATCTGCAAGTCCACCGTCTACTTTATTTCCTATGTAAGCCATTAAGAAATCTCCATATAACTCATAATTACAGATACTTTGTCTGCCACTGAGCAGTCTACTTTTATAATATCACCCTCATTTAAATTAATTTTATTACCTGACATTATTTCTAATGAACTACCTACTGGAATAGGTGCATCTTTAATAATGTGCGCTGTAGTATTTTGTGTTTGTGAAGTTTGTGTTGTTGTACTTACAAGTGTAACACTTGCTGAAACTTGTGATGTATGTACGTTTGCAAGTATCAATCCTAATATAACAACTGTGCTACCTGACTGCACAGTGTATAATGTTTCAGGAGTACCTGAACTTGCAGGTGCAACATCTCTTGTTATTACTTTAAATGTATTTGCCATCTATATCTCCATTATATCATAATAATTAGCCTAGTGCAATCGCTAAAGCTGTCGCATCATCAACTGTTGCTACTGTGCCTGTAGCACTTGGTAAAGTTAAAGTAGTATCTCCTGTTAAAGCAGGACTAACTAATGTTACTTTATTAGTTCCATCATCAGAGTCTTCAAAGAACTCTATAAACCCACCACCTGTGCTACCATTTTTAATAGACACTCCTGCATCAAATACAGGCTTACCACTAACAGTTAAACCTGTAAGTGTTCCTAATGATGTAACATTAGTTTGAGCTGCAGTTTGTAATGTGCCTGCAAGTTGTGTAGCTGTTAGTTTACCTGTGCTTGGATTGTAAGTTAAGTTACCATCCATCTCTAGGCCAACATTACCTGTGCTAGAAGTAGCATTCTCTACAAAAGTAATTAAATTATCTTCATCTGTACTTTCATTATCAGTAACTAAAACATGTGCAGAGTTAGTAGCATTAGTAGCATTAGTAACAGTAGTTCCTGCGATAACAGTTGCCAGAGCTGTGCCATTTACAGTAATAGCATCAGCCTCTAGTGTTCCATCAATGTCGGCATCACCACTAATATCAAGACTTGTAGCATCAAGTTCTCCTGCTACTGTAACAACTCCACTAGATAATGTAATTAAATCAGTATCACTAGTGTGACCTATTGTTGCACCATCAATGTTTACGTTATCAATAACCGCCTGTGTAATAGCACTATTTGTACCTAGTGTAGCACCATCAATACTTCCACCATCTATATTAGCAGTATCTGCTGCAAGAGCATCTGTTGTAACCGTGCCATCAAAGAAAGCATCTTTAAATTCTACAGAGCTTGTTCCCAAATCTATATTATTGTTTGTAGACGGAACAATTGCACCGTCTGTAAAAGTAACTTGATTTTCTCCTCCAGCGGCTATTGTTATAACATTAGAACCACTAAATGTAATACTTGTGTCGGTATCCCCATCACCAGTAATGCTATCTAATTGTATGTCACCTGCATTTGTAAAATTGGAGTCACTTAAATCAAATGTACCTGTTACGTCAAGATTACCATCTACAGTTACGTTACCTGCAAAAGTAGCATTAGCTCCACTACCTGTAAGCATAGTAGTAGAACCAGATTTAATAATTAGATTACCTGATGAATTTGTAAATGCAGCATATTGTGTGCCATCATCTTTAAGAACAATATCTGCATCACCTGCATCTAATGTAATATCAGCTACAGCATCAACAATAAGATTATTAGCAGAGATAGTCATGTCTGTACCATCTCCCTCAATCTTTTCACTATCTCCACCAAATACAATACCTACGTTATTAGGCACATGTATATCAGATGTAGCTGTAAGATTAATCTTAGCTCCTGATGTAATTGTTAAATCAGTGTTGTCGCCCTCTATTTTTTCTCCAGTGCCAAAAGTTATACCAACATCTGCAGGTACAACTATATCAGCTACAGCAGTAAGATTAATGTTATTACCACTAATAGTTAAATCTGTACCATCACCCTCTATCTTTTCTCCATCATCACCAAAAGTTAAACCAACATTTGCTGGAATATTAATATCGGCACTAGCTACAAGATTTAAGTCTGTGCCATCACCGTGTATATATTCACCACCTTCATCAAAGAAGTATAATCTTTTAGAGCTATCAATTACAACATCATCAGAAAACTTAAAATGGTCTTCATCTTCCATCCATGTAATAACACCATCATTTGTTTCACCGTCAAATGTTACAGCGATATCAGCCCCAGCAGAACCATCACCAATAGTAATAGCTGCACCCAACAGTTTAGTAATAGGACCACCCTCGGCTGTAGTGCCATCATGTGTGTGTCCTGTTCCTGATGCAAAGGCTGCTAAGAGTTGATTAAATTCATCATTAGTATGCGCTGCAGTAATTACATCACCGTCAGTATATGAAGACTGTCTTGTGTATGTTGCTCCCATTTATCTTCTTGCTCCTGCGTTAAATTCTAACTGAAAACCTTTTAGTGAGTATGGTGCAGATGTTCCTCTGTCATTCACCCTAAGTGCGATGGCAAATCCTGAACCTTCTATTGGTTGTCTAACAAGTGGGTTAGACTGTCCACCGTATGTAGCTGTATTATATAATGATGTTCCATAAATAGCTACCGATGTTGATGTGTCAAATGGATAAGCAGCGGGTCGTGCCACTGTTGGTGATTCATAATCATATCTAACAAATAAATCTGCATTCACTGTGGCTTCAGGTGCATAGTTAATAATAACACGCTGAAAGTTTTTTCGTAAGCCTGCGTCACCCATTGTTAAATCAGGCGACCTATATTTACCTTCTATGTTACTTCCATCAAAAGTATCACCTTGTTCTTGTCTATATACAAATCCATCAAACTCACCATGAAGAACAATGCTTTCTCCTGCAGCTACAACAGAGTCAGTTGAACTTGGTCTAATTCCTTTGATATCAGCAAACTCGTAGTCATTTCCTTTACGAACCGCAATTACACCAGCTGTTGATGCACGTACTGTAGAACTTTTAGAAAAGAAAATTCTATATTGTGTTTTATCAGGAACTACAACACTATCAAATTCATCAACATCTGTGATTCCTGCAAATCTTCTTTGAACCTTTCGACTAATTGTGCCTAGTTCAACGTCACCAATTCTTTCTGTACCTGCAACAGTTCTCAATCCATCAGGTGCTAGAAATACAACATCACCTGCAAATTCTTGAATTGTAAAACCATTTATACAACCTATTTCACGTGTAACAGGTTGAACAACAAAATCGGCTATTGTATTACCTGTCAATCTAAAGATACGTTCTTGACAGAAAATAAACAGTTGGTTACGAAAAGGAAATAGTCCTGTAATATCACTGTCTACTTGTATCGTGCCTGCACCATTAGCAACATTAAAGTCATCATCTGTAAATGGTGCGGTAAAAACTAAAGCTTGTGGATTACTTGACATGCCTGCAAAAAATAAGGCATCTTTAAATCCTGTTACAAACTTTGGGTCGCTTGGTGCGCCTGTAGCATTTAAATCTGTAACTGTTGTATTGTCGTACTTACTTGCATGGTTTGCACCATCTGCCCATACTATAAACTCTGTACCGCCTAGATTATATCGAAAGAATGTATATTTTTCTGCACTTGTTCTTCCTGTATCAATCTCTGTCCAAGAACCAGTCGTACCACCTTTAAATACTTTCTGCCCACGAGCTGCTATAACATTGCCTTTAAAATGGGCAGATAATAAAACGGGTTCACTACTTGATGAAGTTTGTGGCACAATATTACTATTCCATTTTGAATAGCCTGATATTCTTCTGTACCCACCTCTGATGTCTGGCTCAAAGTTTGATAGTTCTAGTGCCATGCCCGGTTGCATAGCAAACGTTGATTGGTCTAAAACTAATCCACCTTGACAAGCAAAAACAAATGGACTTAATCGTGCTTCATCTGCCATTTATTTCACCTATGTAAATGTCGCTACATTTGTACCATATCGTAATGACCTTGGAATGTACGTGGAACGAACATAGTCGGTTCTATTTAGTAGTAGTGACTGCATTTGTTTGATGCCCTCTTCAAATCGTGAAAAGTTAATTCCATATTGTTGTGACTCACCACGATACTGATACCCATATGCTGTTGCGCCATCCACTATAACTTGTCTAAATTGTTCAGGAACAGTTGGCACATCAGTTGTTGAACTTAATGCCGTTGGTTTATTATAGTATTCATACTTTAATTGAAATGCTTTATTTGGGTATGGGTAAAGTCCATAATTATTATCTGGTGTTCTAAATACATAAAGAGGTACACCACCTACGTCTGATGTTGTTTCTTGTTCGATGTACTTGTCTACGTACTCTTTATAATCTAAAACTCTAAGTGTTGTTCCAGCAACGCCTAGAGTATTATCTTTACTAATTCGAAATGTTTCATAGTCAACATGCTGTGCGCCTGTAGGAATAGTATATCGTGTTGTTCCAACAGACAATGTTTCTGTTTGAGTAGCATGACTAAATGGCCAACCAAACTCACGTTGATTAATATAATTTATGGCATCATTTACAGCGTTTTTACATTGTGTTTGAAATCCTCTTGAGTTAACAAAATTACTTGAAGTTAATTCAACCTCATTCATTCTTGCAAGAACTTCGTTTGTAATACCTATGTAATCGTATGCCATCGTAAACCCTATCTAGTAAAAGGGGCAAGTTTCCCTGCCCCTCATATAACTATTTAAGCGAGTGTATCCCTATCTACCTCATCGGCAGTCATCGAACCAGTGTCACTAATATCCATTAACACAGCATACAATCTGATTTTACCACCAGTTGTTGTACCTGTTTGTGTTTGGATTTCAATGTCAAGAGTATCGGATGTTCCACCAACAACGACAGGAGCAAAGTTGTCATCAGCTGGACTTGAAAAGTCGCCAACAGATGCAGCGTCAAAATCAAAGCCGTCAACAAAATTGTCAAGGTTGCCACCTGTAATACCTAAATCTAACGTGCAGTCAGTTGAAGTACCAGCGTGAGCTTCAGTTACTTCAAAGCCTGCATGTAAAATTGCAGTTTTAGCAGGAACGGTTAAACCCGGAATAACATCACCTGCAGCTAAAGCAGTACCTTTATCTGTTACAGCAGTTGCGAAATTAATCTCATGCTGTACCATGTAAGGTTGCCTACCTCGTGCCATATTACCTCTTGCTACAGAGGTTGTATTATCACCTAATGCCATAATTCAATCTCCTTTTATACGAGGTTATAACGTGCAGAAACCAAGGCTTCAGGTCGCAGAATTTTACGTCCATACAAATGCATGCCACGCACAATGTCTGCAAACGAATCTGGGTCACGATACGTTTCGGTTTTGTTAATTTGCTCGGCAGTAGCTACTGCGGAGTCATGACCAGCAACAATGATACCAAAGTTGGAAGAGTTAGTTCCACCAGTAGTAGCAGGACCAGTACCGATTGATGGTAGGTTGTTAGAAGTAAATACACGGAAACCATGTAGATTACCAATAACTTCGCCACTTCTCAATCCACCTGCTTGTCCAAAGTCCTGATTGAATAGGCGAGAATCCTCGTCCTTCAATACTTCCATGAACACTGGGTCTAAAACTAACCATCGACCCTGTGAATCAACATTTTGTTGGTCAAGTAGTCTAGCCATTCTAGCAATGACTGTTAATGGAAAAGTTGTACCAGCAGCGGGTGTCAAATCGGTTGCGCCCGGACCTCTTGGCTGAAGACCAATAGAGTTACTTGCAGAACCAGCAGTACCAGAACCATCAGTAAAATCAGAAGCATCTAACTTCATAGTAGCTAGAAGTTCATCAGAACCTGCAGTTGATACAGCTTTTGAACCGTTAATTGTGGTATTTGCGGTGTCGGCAGCTCCGTGTATTGCGGATTGCTTAAAACCACATAGATAACCAAGAACATCTTGGTCATACTGGTCAGCTAGTCTATAGGCTGCCCTATCACTAGCTAGTTGTCCAAAGTTCACATGACTGTGAGCTTCTTCGATATCGTCAACCTTAAATGCAAAGTAGTTAGCTTTGTCTATTGTAAGGCTAAAGTCCTCATCGTCAAGGTCTTGTGGTGTAATAGTTGTACCACGAGCGTACTCCTTAACGGTGATTTCAGGCTCTTTAATAATCTTGACGGTATCGCCCATATTTGCAATCTCTCCAAAGTAATCAGAGTTTGTGATTGCTTCAGCAACAGCACTCTTGCGGAACGCAAGCTGTACCTGTTTGCTGTAAATAATTGGCGAAAAATTACCGTTAGGAAGATTACCGTGGCCTGCAGCACTTGAAAATGCCATAGTACCATCTCCTTTTGGTTAAGTTTCAATTTTACACAGATACAAACTTAGTAGACTAATCAGAGGCCGATTCGCTATGGGTGCGTATTCATTTGGTTGGCCGACCAAAATTTCAACGGGCCATGCTCGTCAGGTAATCCGTAAGACTGACTGTTTGTGGGTAAATGTACGAAAACTGCGCTTGTTATCATACACTTGTACATATAGTTATATTGAGCTATAACTATTTGTCAACACTTTTTTCTTTTGGTACTTCAATGAAATTCATATTCATACTAAAAGACCTTCGTTCACCTTTTGTGTAGAAAGGATAAACACAGTGAAACAATTGTGAAGGAAAAACATAAAAGTCACCAACTTGGGGTTTTATCAAAAAGTTGGTACAGCTATAACCTGCTGATGTACCGTTTGCAAATTGAATATGCCCATGTGAAGGATGGTGGTCTTTATAGTCCTCTTCCCATTCTTTTTCTATTCCATCAGGTAGTTTTAAATAACCAACGCATGATAAACGACAACTTGTATGAATATGCAAGGGATTATACTCTTGCTCAAACTGTCGTACAAACCATCCTGATACAATTTGTACTCCATAATTAAAATTTTCAGGGTCTAAAGTTTTAGCTCCCATTGAATTACGATATTCACTATACGCTTGATATTTGCCTATAAACTGACCAACTCCTGCTTGTGCTATTTTAATTGTTTCTTCATCAAACTTCAACTCTTCTTTAACTTTACCAACCAATTTATTAGAATAGTCTTGTAGTTTATCTGACATGCGATTGTTTAGTTTTTCAACTAAATCAGTTGGCATTTTAAAATAGCCCATAGTCGGACCGAATGGAGCAAGTAACTCCATATCTTTTTGTGGTTTATATATTACACTCATCTTGCTGACCCCGATATATCATAAATAAATTTTCCAGAACGAATAGCTTCCATAATTTCATCTGACTTTTTTTCATATTCTTTTGCAGACATTTTTTGTACATCAGATTCTTTTATATACGAGGATGCTTCGTTTGTCTGTGGTACTTGTCGTGCCTTCGTAGCCACAGCTTCAGCAGCACCTTTAGACGTTTTCGTAGTTTTTTTGTTATCACCTAATATACCTTTGTCAGCTTTATATAAGTCTATCGCTCTTGATGCAGACATAGCATCATTATCGTTTTCGTACAAAGCATTCTGAACCCACTGTGGTTGTTTTTCCGCCCACTCATGAAACTCATCACTATCTCTAATTGTACTAAAGTCAGGATGAAGTTGCATTAGTTCAGCTTCAGCTTTTTCTTTTTGAGCAGACAATTGCATATCGTCAATAGCTTTCATTTTTTCTTCAAGAGCTTTTGATTGCTCTTTAGCTTTTTTGATAGCTATTGTTTCTACAATACCTGCTACATCAGGGTATTCTTTTATCCAAGCGTCAAGGTCGGCATCTGACTTTGGAAGTTTCATTTCTTTCTTCGTTGCCGCAGAAAGTTGTTGTTTTAAAGAATCAATCTCACCTTGAAATTGTTTTTCTTTTTCTTGAACATGTCTACGCAAATCACCGTATCGTTTTTTAAAAGTACGTTCCTCTGCGGTTTCAGGTTCTTTTTCTTCAGGTTCAGCAGGTGGAGTTTTCGTTTCCGCCTTTTGTTCCTCTAACATTTGCTTTAGCTCTTCCTCGTCTTTCTTAATCTTATCGTCACGAGAATATGGGCGCGATACAAATGCTACTTTTTTATTTGGCTTTGCTTCCGCAGCCAATACCGTATCATTCATGATTTACTCCTTACTAGGGCCACCGTAGCCGTGTGGGGGATGGGTAGCTAGTTGCTTGACAAATTTACCGTGTTGTCAATTCACGGATAGGGTTTAACCCCTAATCCCTTTTTATTTTTTCTTTGTTTCTTTTTTGGTTTTGATTTAGATGCTAAACCACCTTTCTCAAATCCACCAAAAAAGTTACCTGATTGAAATGCATCTACTTTACTTTGTGTATAATCTTGGGCTGCTTGAACAGATGGTGAAAAACTTGGTGTATCATCTTTCTTTGAACTACCTCCAAAACTTCCAAAACCTCCAAAACTTGATGCGCCGCCGGGACCAAATGCTTCTTGTTCATAAGAAGATTGAGTTGGAGTAACACTTGGAGTAGACGCTTTCATTATTCCTTCAATACTAGAAGTATCTACATATGATGGTGCGCTAAAATCATCATCATCGTCATCATCGTCTTGTTGACTTGTTGATATACCAGCTGCTTCTTCATAAGCTGCTTGATTATCTTGAGCCACTTTATTTTGTGTTTCTTGTACTTTTTTTGTGGCTGCTGCTGACGCTAATCCGGGGTCAACACCTTGACTTTGTAATTTTTCTTGTTCCTTTTGTATCGCTGCCATTTGAGCTGCTAATGCTTCAGCTTGAGCTTTTGCCGCGGCTTCTTCTGCTGCTTTTTGTTGGGCTGCTAGTTGCGCTTCTTTTTCTTTATTTTTCTTGTATTGTTCTCCAGCATTTTGAACAGTTATACCACCTGTTGCGGTTTCAACTTCACTTTCTTTAGCTCCTCCTCCTAATAAATTATTAACAGCATCTGCTACAAAATCTGCACCTTTTTTCAATGCATCAAGAAGGAATATACCCGATGTTCCTAATCTACCATCTTCTTTCGCATCTTCATAGACACTCTTAATATATGCATTATCTTCGGCTGTTAGTTCTTGACCTGTCATAACTTTTAATTCTTTACCTACAAGTTTTAATCTATCAGTCAATGGTAAGTCATAATAATCTTGTAAAGAGCCAAATGCTCCTGAACCTTTTAATCTACCATAAGATACTAATAGTGCGTTGTAATTATCGGCAGGCATACCTATAGGTTTACCATTTGATTTTAGTATTATAGCATCTTCATTGTCTTTATACAAGTCTAAAAGTTCTTGCGCTGATTTTATTTCAGGCATAGAAGGACCATCGTCATCGTCTTGTCTAACACTTGTTTGACCAACAACTCCTGTACCTACATCTGCACTTGTATCATCTGTGGGTGTAGATGGTGCGGATGGGTCAGTTGGGTCAGTTGGGTCATCTGTTACTGGGTCTACATCTTTGACATCTTCACGTACATATGGTACGTAGCCTTCTGGTATTTCAGATGCAGGTTTACCATCTATAATTCTAATTTGAATAATAGAAGAAGGTCCTATCTCTGGATTATAATATTCTTTATATACACCACCCAGCAACGTTCCGAAATCTAACGGTCCGGGAGTAGGTGCAATAGGTGCTTGTGGCACAACTGGTTGAATATACTGAACAGGTGCAATACCACCATACGTGTAAGGTGATTGTGGTGTGCTAGGTGTTTGGCTATAATTAGCAAACTGAGAAGGAACTTGAAAGGTATTTGTAGATGGAGCGTTATATTGTACGGGTGGTATAGAACCACCTAAGTTTAATTCTAATTGTCCATCATCTTCCATAATTAAATCATCAGATGAAAAAGGAATATTGTCAGGTAAAATAGCTTCATCACTATTACCCATTTGCCCCATGTCCTCCATCTTTTGAAGACCACGTTTGGCTTCTTGTCGTAACTTCATTAGAGTTTCTAAACCCCAATATCTTACAACATCGGCAGGAAAAACAAATTCACCTTCGCTGAGTTTGGCATCAATGTCATCTCTTACTTCTTCTTGTAAAGAACCTGACGGTACATCATTACCCGACACTGGGTCTATTGTACCACCCTCATCTTTTAAACCACCTTCATTGAAAAGTTCCATCTGTTTATTTAGTGCCATTGACTTCATCCTTCATATATTTAAATTTACGTAAGACAGCAATTGCACCTTGACTTCGGTGCATTAAAATTAAGTTATCAGATTGCTCTAAAGCTTTTTGTTGTTGTTCAATTAAAACGTCTAAGTAACTATTGAACGCTTCCCACTGTTCCTTGTTGTTCACCAGCGGCTTGAGCTTGCTGAGTATTTGCTTGTTCATTTCCTGTAAACCCTCTTTCGTTTGGCACTGGTGCTTGTCCAACACCTATAGTTCCACCACCTGTTCCCGTTGGGTCATTGGCATCTGCACCTGCTACTGGCTGTTGGGGCTGTGCAGGAGTTTGAAACTGTTTCATAAGTTCAGCTTGTAGTGCAGCTTCACTCATGTTGTTCGTTACTTTTTCAGGGTCTAATCCAAGTGACTTGGCTATTTCTCTTATTACATATTGAAACTTTGCAAATGGTGCAAGCGCAGGATTACTTGCTACACCCAAAAATTGCATAAGCCTTTGACTACGAACTTCGTTTGCCATTAGACTTTCTGTTCCACGTGCTTTAACTTCTAAGTCGCCTTTAATATTTGGGTCAAAATCAAACTGCATATTGAATCTAAATAAACCTTCACCCAACGGTCTAAGTAAATAATCATCTATATTTTTAATAACAGTTTTAACACCACCTGATGCTGCATTCATTAACATTGATATACCACTTGCTGTTCGTCCAACACCTGATACACCTGTTTGTCCATGAGCAAAAGATGGAAAGCCTGTTGACTCGTCTGATAACTGTCTTGCTTTATCAAACAACATCATATTTTCAGAACTTACATTTGGATACTTTGTACCAAACAATGCTTGTCCCGGTGCGCCACCTTGTCTACGAAATACTTTTCCCGGATACAACGATAAGTCTTGTCCCGGAACTAAGTTTGTTTCATCAACTTCAAATACAAGATTACCTGATAAGACTGCATTATCGACAGCCATACGCATAAAACCATTCATCAATGTTTGTGTGTCGTCCATATTTTCTGCGATACCAACTCCAAAGAAACTATATGGATTCAATTCATATGGTGATGCAACATAAGGTATCTTTGCAGGTTTAAATGGATTTAAAACCATACGCAGTAATTTATCATTACAAATCCAAACGTTTGCTTGTAATTCATCAAAGTCTTTTAATTCGTTTGGTATTTCAACACCTTGTTCTTCAAGAATGTCAATATCGACCATACCCCAATATTCAAAGATTTCAAATCTATCTACACCATGTTCAGGTGCATAATCAGATAGGTCATCTTCCCAATATTTTTTAGTATAGTTTTCGCCCATGTTAATAACTTCATCTATAACTTGACTTCTAAAGTATGGACGTTTTTTTAAATTACGTAGTTGTGAACGTGACATTTTATGTCGTTCAACAACAAACTGTGCTTCATCTATATTGTTTGCATCTGGGTCAGGATAAAAGTTCCAAACCGATACGTGATTAACTTGTGGTATAGTTTTGAAAAGTGGGTCATACTCACCTTCATCATTCCAATTAGCATACTCTTTATCAACAGCAAAAGGACCTTTCATAATACCTGTACCAAATAAAGCCATTTCAAATGAACTACTTCTCAAACTTTTCGTTGCACCTGATTCTTCTAATTGGTCATGTATTTTCTTTTCCATCTTTTTAGCTGCTATCATAGCAGGACTAAACTCAATAGCTGTTGGAGTTTGAGCAGGACCTTCTTTTAGTTTATCTTGGATAGGCTCTAGTTTTTCATCAAGAGGTCCTAGTTTATCTAATAAACTTTTCTGTGTAGCACCTTTAGGTAAATCATTTCCATCTCCATTAAATCCATATGGACTTTCACCTTGTGGCGATGGTGGTTGATTAGGTTGTGGTTGTGTATCAAAGTGTACATCTTCTACAACACCTTCAGGTAATTCTGTTGGTTCGATAGATAATGGAAACTTATTATTAGCAAACAATACATCAACAATTTGTCCGTAAGCTGCTAATGTTTTTGTTTTTGTTACTTTAATAAATACTCTTGATTTTTCAGCTTCAGTAAATTGAACGTCAGGTCCGTATAAACCACGATAGTTTCTATAAGCTCTTAGCCATCGCTCTTCGTCTTGGTATCGGTAGTCTTCTGCACGTTTGTATCGTTCATGTATAAATCCAATAATTGAAGAGACAGAACTATCTGTTTCTTGACTATCATCTGTATCATCTAATGCAATCGCATCATCTTCAATCATTATTTCTTCTTCTGCCATATTTATATCCTTAATATCCGAATGTTGAGTCTGCTACTCGTAAACCCCCAGTAGGTGTACCCGTAGGGTCGTAATCAAATATGCTAAACCTTGGTCTTGACATTATACCATATCTTAACGCATCATACAAATGGTCTTCCGAATGCGTGTCAATATCCTCTGGATTTTTTTTGTCCAAGGGCAACGCAGGCAATTGGGAGATAATGTTCGTGCAACTATTAAAGAAAACAAGGCGCGGCTCCTCTGTATATTCGTCTATCTGTAATCTTCTGTGAACTTCATTTTTACCAGCTACTCTACTTCCTCTGCTTCTATCTGATGGTCGCCATCGACAACCCTTACTAATCATTTGTTCTGCCAAAGATGGACCAGTATCCCCACGCTTATGCCAAAGGCTAGAGTCCAACACACCGTACTTAATATTACCATCGCCACTTTCTAACTCCATAACCATTTCTGCTAAATCAGTAGCTAATACTTTGGACACATATAATTCTCTATAAACAATCAATTGTTCTGATGGTGAAACAGCAAACCATAATACACCACTAAAAGAACCATATCCATAATCGCATGCTCTAAACTTTACCCAATTTGACGGAATTGTAAAAGGTTCAATAACATGAGCAGTTCGGTCAAACTCTGTAAAGGCAGCACCTTCTTTAATATCCCAGTCTCCTTCCAACAACTGCTTACGCTGTTGCTCTGGTAAAGATAAAAGCATTGCTTCATAATCACCAGTCTCTGACAAGAAAGGATTGTCAGAAAGTCTTGCAGGTATAAATCGTCTTTTAAATAATGACTCTCCTGCTTTTGGGTGTCCATGCGGATAACGTAGAACTTCTGTTGTTTCTATGTTCGTTGCGTCAAAAGACTTTCCGTATGGTGCTGGGTCAATAAACATTTTCTTAACCCATGCATGCCCCCTACCTCCGGGGTTTGTTGTTGCCCTCATAAAGATAGGCAAATCTGGTGCAGTGGAACGTAGACGACTTCGCATGTAATCCCATGCATATGGTGTGGACCATTGTGTCAGTTCGTCAAAACCTATCCAGCTAAACGCTAGACCCTGATAACGCAAGACATCTTCATCTCTATCGAGGTATGACATCCACAACCTTGCGCCAGATGGTGCGGTCCACTGCATCTTTCTTTCTGACCACTTAATGCCGGGCCATATTTTAGGGTATAACTCTTGCGATTTAAATATAAGTTCTCTTAACTCTTCGGTTGTATGTCGCAAAAGCAATCCACTAAACTGTGGATGCCCCATATATCTTAAAGGGTCAGCAAGCATGGCGTAACTCTTGCCGCCACCTGCACTGCCACCATAAAGAACTTCTCGTTCACTTGCTGCCAAAAAATCAGTTTGAGGTCCTGCATTTGGCTTGAACAACACATTAGCTGTTTCTTCAATTGGTGTTACATCATCTAGATTTGATTCAGTTATATTAACTATACTACTTGATGTATCAAGCTTCGGCTTCTTTTGCACCTGTTCTTTGGGTTTCAATTTCTTGCGCTTTGGCGATTGCCTTTTCCGCATAGTCTGCCCACTGGCGGATGCCTTTAGCTTTGTTCTTACGCTGTCGTTCATTTTCCAACCGTTTTCTTAACCCTACATGAGAAATATATCTACCAGTATTAGAAGATAACCAATTAGCTACTTCTCTATATGAATACTGAATAACGTGTGTTCTTGCTTCATCTAATAAATCTAGTTCTTTTTTTATTGGGTCGAGTATATTAGGGTCGGACTCATTTTGTTTATACCCAAAGGGTATTGTTCGTGCTATGCGTGGAATTTGTGTCCACTCATTATTTTCTTTAATATCTGTTGGTTGTGGTAGTTTCCACTTTCCTATACTACGTGCCATCATTAACTTCTTTTGGTGGCATTAGCATTACACCACCTGTCGCTTCTACTTGAACTTTTTCTGTTTTGATTAAACCACTTCTATCAAGTAATTCTTTTGCTGCAGACATCTTATCACGAATGCCAAGTTCTGTTGGGTCATACAAACCACCCACCATAGCCATTGCAGCTTTCGGTGCGTTACGTGCCATATAAAGTTGTGTAGCTTCTAGTATCTCTTCTTTTAAACCTTTAACAATAGCTGATGTTTGTGTGTTGTCAGAATAACCTGCAAGTTTCTTTGCAGTCACTACATCACCATTTGCTTCTTCAAAAAGAACACTTAGAAACTTTTCTTGTCTTTCATTTAGTTGCCTAGACATTTTCTTTTGTTTCCGTTTTTGATTGAACTTGCACAGAAGCTCTGTTTCCATTTACATATAAACCAAACCAAGCTGCACCTGCACCAACAACCACAGATACAAAACCTGCTTGTGCATTATTAGGGTCTGGTAAACTCATAAACCAATTACAAGTTTGATAGAACACTATCATGTACGCTAAAATTAATGCACGTGGAATAATCCGCCATGCATCTAACTTTTCAGGAGTAATCACTTAACTTACCAATTCAAAATGCGGCGCATCAATAAATGCCCGACGGCCCTGTGAGCGTCTAAGGTCTACGTAAGCATTCATTAAATCTTCAGATGAACCTTCCCAATCAGTTAGGTTTTGATGCCATGCTGCACCCCATCTTAATTTTACATTATTATTTAAAGCAGCTTCTTTAAAAGCATCAGCAATGTCATCGTACAAATTGAGTTCCCAAGAAATTCTTGAACCTAAATAAGCAACAACATCAACAGCATCACCTGTCAAGTGAAGACTTTTCATAGTCTGGCTCGCGCCTTTATCAACAAGCTCGCGTTGTTCTGCTTCCGTTCTTAAACCACAGGTCACGCCAAAATCAATTTTAGACAGTTTGATGGCCTCACAAACTACTGAATGCATTTCATTTTTAACACCATTTAATCTTGATAAACTCTTTTGTGAAAGTTGGAATGCCATCTTGTATCTCCTTTATTTACATTTTCCACAACATTCGTTGTTGTTACCTCTAGCGGTTACATATCCTGCAACAATACCAACAACACCAACTAATGCATTATTTAATAGTGCTAGTATGCCTTCATCAAATTTACCACCATGTTCGGAAGCAATCATAAATTCATCCACGACTATAATTCCTAATAACCCCATTAATCCGAGAGCTAAAATCATAACTGTAATATCTTTTAAATTTTTCATTTTGTTAATCCTTTCTGCTTCTCATATGTGCGGAGTCCACCTATTCCAAGCATGCCACCCAAAACAGTTAAAAGTGTACCCATGTCAAATTCTGGAAGCTCTGGTAAATCTGCACCTGCAAAAGATGCACCAAATATAATTAAGTCTTTTAAAATAAAGTGATATGCAAAAGCAATCGCACAGACCCACCCTACGGCTGGTCGCCATCCGCCTTTAAATATCGAACCTGATGCTGCTTCAGCTTTATTTATTTCTAACTGAGCAAGCATAGCTTCCTGCGCATGTTTTTCAGACATGGTGGCTATTTCGTGAGCCAACTTAGCCTTTTGGTCTTTGTCTTCTATAAACTTATCAAGTATGTTTCCGACAGGTCCTATCAATGCATTTACAATAGACACTATCCTACTCCTCTTCTGAACTTTGCAGTCTTCTTTGCAATAGATTTTGGTTGCTTGACAAATTGTTTGCCTTTACGAGTACCCTCTCGCTTGGCTTTAGTTGTAGCACTATATTCAGCACTTGTCAAGGATTTTATTGCTTTTTCAGGCAAATAGCGTTCTCCAGTCTGTGAAGATGGTTTACCTGATTTAGTTCTCCACTTTTGTTTGCCCCAAGAGACTAAACTTTTTTGTGATTTTTTTAATGCCATTTATAATGTACCTTTCAACCACAATGCCCAATAAATAATACCTATCATTCCTACTACAAAAATAACTATGCCTAAACATATACCAAAAAGTTGGGCTAACTCTTCTCTTCTTTTTTTTGCTAATTCTTCTTGTACTCGTCTTGACTTTCTTGCTTCCGCCAAAAACTTTTGCCAATCATTCCAAAGTCCGGGTCTACCTGTCCAAATCATTATCTCTTTTAATTGCTGTTCATTTTGTTTTATTTTTTCAAGAGCCATAAATTCTTCTAAGTCAGATGCTTTGTGTCCTCTGTTTGTTTTTTTATTTTTTCTTCTTGTTAATTCTTCCTTGGCACATACAAAATCTGATATCTGCTTTCCTGCCGATGCAAGCTCACGTCCGTTTTGAACACACTGCTTGATAACAGCAAAGGCGGCATTTGCCGCTGCTAATTCTGCTAACATAAAATTTCCTCACGATGTTGGGATTAGGGGGTATTAGTTTTGTGAGTTACTTATATCCACCGCCTGCTTTTTTATAAGCAACGGCTAACATTTGTGCTTTTCTTGCCGACCATTGACCGGGCTTTCCGCCTTTTGAGCCAGCTTTAATTCTATTAAATATACGTTTTCTTAATCCGGGTTTAGTGTAGTTACCAGCTTCATTAACTCTACTTTTGCTTTTCTTTTTAGTACTTTTCGATTTACTGCTTTTTCGAACTGACCCACCTTTCTTGAGTTCTTGTTTTTTCTCCACGCCTTTAATTGTTCCTTTGTTGGCGGCTCCGTAGAAGACTTGTTCACCTTTCTTCTCCCCATATTGTTTCTTCATGGCAGATTGTATTTTTTTTCCTTTAGGTGTTAGTGGCATCTCCTTATCCTATCTATTTGGGTCATAAAATTCTTCAGCTGCGACACCAACAAGAAGTGTATCTGCTGCTGACGCTGCGACAATAATTTTGTCTTCTGAATGAATGTAGAGTGGTTTATCCATTGTCACTAGATGTGTTATTGTTTTTGTATTTGAAGCATGAGCATCAAACAACGTAGTTGTTGTATTTGCCTTTTTATTAAAATACTTAACAGTAAAGGTTCTATTGCTACCATCATTATTTGCTACAAAAACATTTTCGATATGTGCTGCAAAGTTTTTTGGAACAACATAACAATCTGTATCGTTTGTTGAAGACAACGCAGTTATGTCTGTTCTAAATTTTGAACCCTCTGCTACTCTAGGCATTATCTACTTTCCCAATACTCATCACCATAATCGTGACAGATTTCTTCGTTTTCTTTTATTTCTTTAACCGCAACAAAACGAATAAAGCGGTTATCTTCTTCGCTAATTTCCCACTCAGCATTTGGGTCTGAGCTATGATTATACACCATGCCCAGACCAAGTGCGATGAGATACTCTTCACAATCATCATTGGGAGACTGAAACATATAATCATGTAGGATACAATTTTTTCCCACATCATCGTCATCTGTAACCAAATAAGGGCAGAGTTCAATCGTATCACCCACAGAATATTGTCTATCAGCAAATACACCTTGCCCATGAAGTTGTGAATCTTTGACATATGGCATTACTTCTTTTTCTTAGCCATTCCGCCACGCATCATTTTCTTTTTTGCCATCATCATGCCGCCACCACGCATTTTCTTTTTGGACATCTTGGCCATACCACCGCCCATCATTTTTTTCTTTGCCATGCCGCCACGCATCATTTTTTTCTTCTTAGCCATTTTTGCTTTTCCCATTGCCATTTCGTAGTCTCCTTCTATCTATTACTAGGGTTTGATATATATCATCAGGAAAATGTTTATAATATCCTGACTTCGCTAGACTCATTGCTGCGTCATCCAACAATGAAAGTTTTTGTACAAAGACCATGCAATAAGATAAATTCTTATCTGTTACACCGTCATCTACAAGAAAATCCAGACCTGCTTCTTTTGCGTCATAATCTGGATGAAACACCATTAGGTGCATATCATGCCCTGCTAAAGACAGAGCTTCGTTTATACCATCACAGAATCCATCAAGGTATTCTACATCAGGCAACAGATGACTTGCCCATATAACTATATCGTAGTTATGACAGTCAAAGTCAACTATCTCTTTGACCAGACCTTCTAAGCCTGTATTAATACTAAATGTAACCTTATTATCTAACCATGCTTGTTTAGCATAAGGACATGGTGGTAAACCATTTAGTTTCGCATTTGGTACTTCTAAAAATTCATGCGACCATTTACGAATGTCAGCTTCTATTGGATGCACGAGTTTTTCGTTTTTGTTGTTCAATAAATTTTCTGTAGACAGCTGCGGCTGCTTTCTTGCCAGCAACCCTCGCCCTTTGTTCCATAGCGATTGCAGCTTGCGTTTTATGTGCATGACTACGCCCAGAGGATTTAATCTTACGAACAGATTCTTCAGCATCTTTAACTGTAGCAAACTTTAAACCTTTTATTGTACCTTTAGGATTCTCATCTGTATAAAGGTCGCTGTGTTTTTTAGACTTAGCGGGTTGGCCTTTTTTTCTTGGCACTCTTGGATTTGCCATTAATAACTCCTTGCAATGTTTTAGCTTGCCCCGCATG